AAGAAGCTGGTTTATCCACTCATCAGCTTGCGTTTATACATGACGAACTTCAATACGAGTGCGAACCAAAAGATATAGATGACGTTAAGTTCACCCTTGAACACTCAGCAGTTAGAGCTGGAGAGTATTACAACCTTAGAGTCCCAATTGCAGCAGAGGCAAAGTCTGGCAGCAATTGGTCAGAGGTACACTGATATAGTCTGGGCTGCTGGATTATTTGAAGGAGAAGGAAGTATTACACATGCTGCAAACTACCCCAACAAAAAAAACCTTTCTATAGGCATGACTGATAAAGATGTTATGGAAAGATTTGTAGATGTAGTTGGTCATGGGAAGCTATATGGACCATATTGCTATAAGAAATCTAAAAATATAAAACCCTACTGGCAATGGAAAATATGGAAAAATTCTGAAGTCTTACGCATCTTAAAAATGTTCTTACCACACTTCGGTAAACGGAGAACTGAAAGAGCTATAGAAGCAATTAACCACCTACATGAAACTATTAATTGATTGCGACTTCGTTGTTTATAAATGTTGTGCAGCTGCTGAGACAGAGATTGATTTTGGAGATGACGTTATTGTTGTCACCTCTACCTTCAAAGATGCATACAGCTGTGTCAAACGTGAACTAAATAGGATTGCAAATAAGTTTGGATCTTTCGATGAGATGATTCTGTTCTTTAGTGACAGTAAAAACTTTCGGAAGGATATTCAAGCTGACTACAAGGGACACCGTAACCGTAAGAAACCATGCGGCTATCGACGTGTCATTAAGAAACTATCTGAAGAATATTCAGTAATTAGAATGCCTACCTTAGAGGCAGACGATGCAATGGGAATTTATGCCACAAAAAATACAGGCAATATCATTGTTAGTCCAGATAAGGATATGAAACAAATACCTGGGATGCTATGGAACTTTGATGATTCTTTCACAATCACTAAATTAGAAGGTGAGAGATGGCATCTAGTACAAGCTATGGCTGGGGATAATACCGACGGCTATGCAGGTGTACCAGGTATTGGTGTGAAAAGAGCTACAGCATTATTCGAAGAGAAAGGTTATAGCTGGAAAACAGTAGTTAGTGCTTTCAAAGAAAAGGGACTATCGGAAGAAGTTGCCTTAACGAATGCACGCCTAGCAAGGATATTAACTACGGAAGATTACGACCACGAAAAAATGGAACCAATCTTATGGACACCTCCATCTAATTACACCATAAATGACTGACACCACCAATGACACTGGACCTACCTACTACAAGCGTGGGTCCATACAAGTTTGGGATTTCATAAGAGATCAAGAACTCAACTTCCACTTAGGAAACGCTATCAAATACATCTGCAGAGCAGACCACAAATATGACGACATCGAAGACCTCTCTAAAGCTATCCACTACCTCTCCAATGAAATCGAATTTAGAACAGGCAAGAGAGTTCAGGAACTCGTTCAATGTAAAGGACTCGAAGACGCTCAAATCGAGGCGTATGCAAAAGAATTTGATCGTTGAGGAGTTTAAAGAATTTTTAGAGGCAGAGGGAATGTTGTTTAGAAACAGCAAATCTCTGCATGAGGACGCTATTAAAGAACTCAGTGATCTCGTATATGTCTGCTATCAGTATGCAGCAAATATGGGATGGGATTTAGACGAAGCTCTACGTCGAGTCCATCAAAGTAATATGTCAAAACTAGATGAGGATGGAAAGCCTACATATAGAGAAGACGGAAAAGTATTAAAGAGCGCAAATTATCAACCACCTACATTAAGTGATTTAGTCTAATGACAAATTTAATATCTAGAACTGGAAGAGTTCAGAACTGGATAGATAATCCAGAATCACGTCTACCCGTATCATGCACAGTTTTTGTCTGTGAAGACTCAATCGAGGGACCAAATGGAATCGAGGCATCATGGAGATTTGTATCACATGCTCTCAGAAATGGAGCAGGTGTTGCAGTCCACTTGTCGAAACTTAGACCCAAAGGAACTGAAAGTATTAAAGGAAATGACAAACTCGTTGCGTCAGGACCAGTCTCATTCGGAAGAATCTACTCAACATTAAATGAAATTCTCAGACGTGGAGGGACGTACCGCAATGGCGCGGTGGTTCTTCATCTCGACTTGGATCATCCTGACATTGTTGACTTTATTACTACTCCTAGATCCGGACTCCCATGGGTTAAAAGGTGTGTCAACATTAATGATGAAAAATGGAAAAACGCTAATCAGACAACCAGAGATGCGTTGATATATGGCATCAGGTCGGGTGACATATGGCTAAGTAAAATTAAGTATGACAAAAATGGAAAAAGACTCAGATCAAATGTCTGTTTGGAGATTTTCTTGTTATCACGAGGA